TTCATGACACGTTACGGTTATGCTGAGTTAACAAACACAGCATCATCTCTAGGTAACGCTGCAGACTACTTGGAAACAATTGGTGTTGCAAACCTATCATTCCAATAAGATTTTATCTTAAAGGATATGAAAATAAAAAAGCCCCGCAAGGGGCTTTTTTGTTGGCTAGTATTTTTCTAGTATACTTAATGCGTCTACGTGCTGTTTAGCATATCTAACCGCAGTTAGGATAGTATTAGCATCATCTCTATCAAAGTTAGGATGCCTAAAGTTCCACTGTTTTTTACTTTCAGCACGTTCTAAACAATACAGCAAGTCCATCTTAACATCAAAACTTTTAGTAGTTATTAGTAAGGCATTCATTTCTTGTATGTCTAAAAAATACTCTACATATTTTTTTGTAGCGTTTATAGTTTTGTAATTAGTTTCTCCACCTCTAAAAGCAGGCTTAATACTTTTGTATTTTGCTATATACCAAGTCATAGTCTAGTCTCCTAGTAAATGAAGCGTAATTATACTATCTAATGCTATAAAAGTCAATCTACGATAAATATTATTGTTCATATGAACTTATGCGGCACCCACCGCGTAGGCCTAGAACGCCATTTATAAGGAGAAAACAAATGGGACGTCCAGTAAAATCAGTTTATTTTGGTAATCGTAATCAAAACGGTGTAGGCGGTGAAGGTGTACTTTACGCTAACGTTTGGGTAGCAGGTAATGGTTATTACACTGCTAACGTAGGAGTTACTTTTAGTGCGCCACAAATTACAGGCGGCACTACAGCAACAGGTACAGTATCACTAAATGGTAGTGGTAATGTTACAGGTATTGTAATTACTAATGCAGGTACTGGCTATACATCAGCACCTACTGCGTTAATTACAGGTGCTAACGCTAGCCCAGCAAGTGCTAACGTTGTATTATTTGGTACAGGTGTAACTGCTAACGCTATCAGCATGACAGCATATATTACAGGTGGTGCTTCGGCAGTAGCCAGTGATATTGTTAAACAAACAGGTAGCAAACGTTACAGAGTAGCAAACGCACAAGGAACAGGTGTTGTTGCGCTAGTTGACAACGGTAGCCCAACAGCAGGACAAGGCTATATCGGTGCAACAGACTCAGCAGGTGGTACTTACTATGTTTACAAATTATATGGTGAAACAGCATATTTAACACCTAACTCGGGCACACAATTTGCTGCAAACACACACGTACAGTGGAACATTACAACACCAGTACAAAATGTAAGTGTAACATTAGATAACAATTAATTTGTTGCAGACTAAAATAGCGGCTACGGCCGCTATTTTTTTATCTGAAGGTTTAGTGATAAATAATAGAAACTGGATATTTTAAATGGCTAGCGTAAAGAAATTTAACGGTAATTTAGTAATTCAAACCCCTTTCAAAAATACTGGGGCTTCTAATATTACCTTAGACACCGACAGTGTAATTGTAACAGGTAACTTAACTGTTCGTGGTAACACAACAATAATTTCGAGTAATACACAAGTTATTACAGATAATATTATTACACTTAACGCAGGTGAAACAGGTAACGGTGTTAGCACACTGGGCACAACATCAGGTGTTCAAATTTACCGTGGCACTGCTCCTGGTGGTAATGTAGAAATTATTTGGAACGAGCCTGTTAAGCAGTGGCAAGTTAGCGGAGTTACAGCAGGTAGTCCTGGTGACGGGACCAAGTATACAAATATTGCTGTATCAAGCACAGGTCTAACAGCATTGTTTGATGACAAAGCACCGGTATTAGGCGCTAATTTAAATGTCAATGGTTTCACAATTTATGCTAACGTAGCCGCAACTTCATATATTAATATTCAAGGTGCATTGAGTTTAGCCTATGCTAATATAGCATATACTCCTGCAATAGGTGAGACAGTATTAAATGCTGCCGCAGAGGGTGCAGGACAAACAGGTTTATACGTAACCGGAGTTGCATCAACTAATGAAGAATTAGTTACAAAAAGAAGAGCATTTGGCTTTTCATTATTATTAGGATAAGATATGGCAATACAAAGCACAACCTTAACACTGGCAACTAGCAACATCTATGTTAGTTCAGGCAATACCGTAATTTCTACCATGTATTTTTGCAACTATGGATCAGCATCTGCAAACTTAAATGTTTGGATTACAGGTAACGGTGCCGCATATAGCACTACAGCAAATATAGTTTACAGAGAAGTGCAGATTGCAGCCGCAGATACTTTTGTAATTGACAGAGAAAAATTAGTCTTAGCCAATGGTGAATATATAAGAGCAAATTCAGGTGGCACTATTTCAGCAACAGTTAACTTTGTAGGAATGTAAGCACATGGGACGCATGCTTAAAAATCAAGTATTCAGCGGTGCGGCTTATGCCTTAGGTGTTCCGCAAGGGACTAGCAGTATAGGACCTAGTAGTCCTGTGAGCGGACAAACACGCTTTAATACTACAACTAATCGATTAGAATTTTACGCCAACATCACAGGAACTCCAAGTTGGAATGCAGTAAGTCGTGAAGGTAACGTAGTAATTTCTCGAGATAACTTTACAGGCAATGGTAATGCCAGTCAGTTCTGGCCTATGAGCACAGTGTTTAGTTCAGGTGATGAAAATAAAGTTATAGTGCATGTAGGTACAGTTTATCAAATACCAGTTACAAACTATACATTTAATGGTACTGGTAATATTATTTTTAGTAGTCCACCTAACAACGGTGCGGCTATCACAATTATCAGCGGATTTGCAAGTACAGTTTCTACAATAGCCTAATAATCCAGATAAATAGTGTAAAGGTTGGATTATTTTAATGGCAATCAGTCGAGTTCCCGGGTATTCTCTTTTAGCAAATCTAGACCGACAAGGTACTGACCTTGCCCTAACCTCTTCTGGCCTGACCTTACAATATTGGGACGTTGTTAACTATCGCATAGGGGTTAACACAGATACCCCGCAACAAGCACTTCATGTCAATGGTAATATTTTAGCCGGCAACGGACATATCTATTCAGGAGCAAATTTAGCATTTGATATAGGTAGTATTGCTAATCAATGGAACACAGGTTACTTTGGCCAAGTTACTGGCACAATACTAACTAATAATCAACCATATATTACCAATGTAGGCCCGTTAGGCAACTTAACTGTTACCGGTAGTCTAACTGTAGGTAATATTAATCTAAGTAATCTTGTTGTTAATGGTAATAGCATCATTAACGCTGGTAACAACAGAATCATCTATGTAGCAGATCCAATTAACAATACAGATGCCGCAACTAAAGCCTATGTTGATCAACAGGTAGTTGGCACAAACTTTGGTAACCTAATACCTTTAGGTGACCCAACAGACGGTAATATTCGTTTTCCTGGCGCATGGGCATTTTGGTCAAACACAACACTAGTTACAGATGCTATTGATGACCTAAACGAAATGATGGAAAATGTTCGCGCTAACACTTTTGTTAAGAGCGTGACATTTACAGGAGCACCAACAGCAGGTGGTGCTGGCACTACCGTAACATTAACTATAGTACCAACAGGCAGTGCTAACCGTTATGATATTGCATGGGGCGATGGCACTTACAGCAACGCAGTATCTACTACAACACCAACAAAAACTTATAATGATAATACAAACAGTCCTTTTGATGTAACAGTTCGTGCGTATAACAGCGCAGGATTAGGCACAGGCAGTGAAGCAAGTTTTGAGAGAATTGATTATATTATCATTTACACAGCAGACCCTAATGTACAGTTTGATTTATATCGTGCATCCAGTGGCGGTTCTGCACTAACAGGTAATAATCTATGGGTAGTAGAAGGTAATACTATCTACATGCAAAACACTACTACCAACACTACAATGGCATCTGTTGCCTACCAAATGAATTGGGGTGACGGTACTAGTAACGTGGCCATTGCCAATGACAGTGCCAGCGGTGGTGTGTTAGGTAGTCGTTTAGCCTATACTCCTAGTTACACTGCAAGTTCTGGAGCAACTACAAATACCATGCGCTTGTTCTTAACAAGCCATACTACTGCTAACCCTAGCGTAATACCACGTGCTAATATTGCTAACGTTAAAGTCTATGATGCTAATATTAGCAGTCCAGCAGGACTTAATACAAAAGTATTATCATTTAGTGGCAGTGTTGGTACAAACGCAACTCTAGCAAGCGGAGCAGTGGATAACACAGGCGGCACAACATTATCTGCCAATGCCAGTGTTAGTCGTACAGTGGCCACAGGCACAACGTTGATCAACACAACAGGTAACGTTACTACTAACTATTCAGTCAGCGCCAATGTAGGATATCTACAAGCGGTGGTAAACGGCACAGTTCGTGGCAATGTAAACATAGCCGCACAAACAACACCTACAATATCAGGCAACTTGGGCGTGATTGCCTTTAGCGACTTCTGGTTGCTAACATCAGCAGGTGCTAGCACAACCTTTGCAAGTTCAGTTTACTACCCAGGTGCATTCTGGGGATTCACTGCCAACGTAGTCGCACAAGGCGGTAGTATACCTGTTGGTATAAATCGCTTTGGATTAAATCATTCATCAACTGGAACAACAGGTAATGTTGAATTTGTCAAAGATGATGTGACCAGTGCGCCAACAGTTAGCGGCGGCAATGTAGCAATCAGAGCACCTGGTACATATCGTTATATTTCTGGTGTTCCATACTTTAACACAGGCAGTCCACAACTATGGTTGCAAGACTTAACTATCAGCAGTTGGATTGGCCAAACATGGAACAATACTGCTAACGTAGTGGCAGTGAACTCTGGTACAGTATTAGAAGGCAGTGGCAACGTAGTTCTAGCCAACACACATGCTTACGTACATTTAAGTAACGTATCAAGTCCAATGTTGGCCAGCGGTACTCCTATTGCAGGTACAGGCAACGTTGCGGCTTACAGTCTAGCCAACTTGACAGTGGCCGTTAACCAAGCCAGTGTTCGTGCTGTGGCTAATATTCAAGTTGTAGCCACAAACGTTAACGGAACCAGCACTGCTAGAAATGTAAACACAAGAAGAATTCAAGTTCACACTGCGGCGCAAAGTGGCATCAGCGAAATTGCTATCAGTGCTAACACATCAGCAAATACCAACCCTGCGGTGCGTAGTACTTACTTCTTAAGCAGTACTACACATACACCTAGTTATGTAGGTTCAACTAACTTTATGACTAGTCCTAATGTCTACACAGAAGCAAGCGACCCCGGTGTTGCTGGCACACGTGAAGCAACTATTCGTATGGGTGTCCTACGATATGATACCAGTGACTACGGTAATGTGTTCTTACCAGTAGGACCTAATCGTTCAGGTGATGGTACAAGTTTCCAATACTTTACCATGGGCCTACAACGTACTGGTGTAAGCGGCTTTAACTTACATCTTGTTGCACCATCAGGTGTTGCGGGTGTGTGGGTGGCTGCACCAGGTACATTTATTGATCAAACCAGCGGATTAAACGGTTGGTTAGACGCTACAACAAGTTATGCTGGATCTGGTCGTCCTGGATCAAACACAGGTGCAGGCGGTAATGGATCAAACGGTTGCGGCACTGGCGCCTTAGTTGCAGCCAACGTAGCATTAAGCGGAACATTCGCAGTTACTTTAGGTAACGTGAGTTTGTCCTCAGCAACTAATAATGTTGCTTTAGTTAGAATTGCCCTTGCAAGTGGACAAACAGTTTCCACATTGGCGGTGTCATAATGCCTATACAAAACGCACCAGACTCACAAAAAGTTGACTATCTTTGGAAGAAGATAGTTTACGGTGCCGCTAAGACTGACATAGCGGGCAACATTGATGCGACTCAAGAACCATACGCAAGTCCACTGCTAATTCGTGGTGATAGAATCTGGCAAGATTCAACTAACATTCCTACAGTTATTCCTGGTAGTAACAGTGCTCCGGTGACAGTTTATACGACTAGTTTACCGGTAGAATGTACTAGTGCTGCAGGTATTCCAACACCAACACTCACATGGTTAACAGGTAGAACTAACTGGATTCCACCTGAATTTGGTTCTACATATCAAGTTAAAGTTTATATTGCGCCTAGTGGTCAAGCAGGTAATGTATTAACAAAAGGTACACAGGTATTTGCAACAGGTAGTGGCAACAACGACTTATGGGTATTTGACTATCAATCGGGCATCTTAAACTTTAACAGTAATAATACACCTTACAATGCCAGCAACCAACCTATTAGTTTTACAGGAAATAGTGTTTATATCAGCGGTGCTGTATATTCAGGTAACTTAGGGTTACCTACAACCAGTAACATTGGTAACGCTATTTTAGGATTCTTCTCTTTTAGCGGCAACACTATTACAAGTATACAGTCAAACGGTAATATTGTACTAAACGCACCGGGTACTGGTACCGTACAATTTAGAGGAAGCGATGCTGTTTGGTTACCTACAGGTGATGATAGTAGTCGTCCACTAAATCCTGAAGTTGGTTATTTTAGATATAATAATACCAGAGGCACTATTGAATATTGGACAGGCACTACATGGGATGCACCTGGCGCGGCTATAATCAGTAGTGAAACTATTGCTCCTGATGGTGTAAGTAATGTTTACACACTAGGTTCAAATGTAACTGTTGACAGTGTGCTTGTAAGTATTAACGGTACCCTACAACAACCTATATATTCTTACACTATTGTAAATAACAATCAAATTCAATTTACAGAAACTCCGTTAACATCAGACTCTGTTGAAGTGCGTTTTATTGCTGTTTCAGCGACTAGCGTAAGTTCTTTGCGATTTGGTCCTAAAACTGCGATAACCTTAGATTTAGAAAATGTTAATATAACCGGAAATATTATCTTAAATGGTTCTATAAACAATAAATCTAATACACTTATACCAAATGTGGCTACAACCACCATTGACAGTTACAGTATCACTTCTTGGAGAACTGTAAAATACATTATTCAAGCAGTTAGAGCCAGTGATGTAGAAAGTTATGAAACTTTAGTAACACATAACGGTACTACAGCAGTTTCAACTACTTATGGAGTGTTAACCATAGGTAACACGTTGGGTAATGTATCTGCTAGCCTAATCAGTGGTAATGTTGAAGTGCAATATACTCCACTATCTGCTAACACATACCTAACAGTTAGCCGTGATTTTTATCCTTTATAGTTTTCTAAAAATTCGCATAAATACACTAAAGACACATCTAGCCTAAGGGGAACATGGAACCGCAGGCAATTATAGTGTAGAAAATATAATTTAATGCGGAGTCATACATGGCGGCTTTAACCCGAATTTTTAACAATCAAATCTATAATGCAACTATTATAGGTTATCAAAAAATTGCCCCAGGGTCAATCACAGGTAGTTTATTTGCAAGTAACGTTACAGTTCCCGGTGACTTACTCATTTCAGGTAACTTGTTTGTTTTAGGTACTAGTGCTTATACTACTATTGCTAGTACAAACACTTACGTTAACGATCCACTAGTAACACTAAACAATGGATTCAGCGGCACAAACAATCGTGACATTGGTCTCGTACTAAACAGAGGTACTGATCAAAATCAAGCCATAGTATGGGCTGAACCATTTAAAGAATTCCGCTTAATAGGTACAACAGAAACTGGTACAACATATGGTAACGTTGTAGCCAGCAATTTCGCTAACTTACACGTTGGTAACATTGGCGTTGATTATGCAATTCGTGCAGGGTCGTTGAGTGTTAATTCTGCGATTACTGCGTCAAGTCTAAATTTATCAGGTAACCTACTTGCTAGCACAGTAATTACAAATTATCTTTCAGCAGATGATGTGGTATTTGGTAATGTCAGTGCTTCATTATTTGGTAATGTAGGTGCAACTTACGTTGGTGCAAGCATAAACTTATCTGCAAACGTATTAGCGGCCGCAGGCACATTCAACGCACTAACAGTTAACGGTGGTATTACATCAACAGGATATTTTAATACCTCAGGTAATATCAGCACAGCACAATTAAATGCAGGACAAATTAATACTACCGGTAATGTACTTGCTACAGCCGGTGTATTTAACGGATTAACAGTAAACGGTAATGAGTCAGTAACTGGTTTCTTAAATGTAACTGGTAATATTTTAGGTGCTGCAGGTACACTGTCTGGACTAACAGTTAACGGTAATGAGTCAGTAACTGGATTCTTAAATGTAACCGGTAACGTAATGACAGCACAATTAAATGCTGGTCAAATTAACACTACAGGTAACGTACTAGCAACTGCTGGTACATTTAATGCACTAACTGTTAATGGCAATGAAACGGTAACTGGTTTCTTAAATGTAACAGGTAACATCTTAGGTGCCGCAGGAACTCTATCTGGATTAACCGTTAACGGTAATGAAACTGTAACTGGCTTCTTAAATGTAGGTGGCAATATTATTGCTCTTACTGCTGATGTTGGCGGCATTGAAGCAACTGGTGTAATTTATGCAAACAGTTCAATTACATCAACAACCACTGGTACTGGTGCTGTAATTATTGCAGGTGGTACAGGTATTGCTGGCAATTTAAACATTGGTACAGTAGGTGCAGTAGGAGGAGCATTTCACACTGTAAGAGGTAACATAACACAGTCATCATCGGGCGGCGCAGTATACTTCAATACCAGCGGTAACGTGATGGCTGCTCAAGGCTCATTTGGGTCTATAAATTCCACAGGTTATATTAATACAAGTGGTAACATAAGCACAGCACAACTAAATGCTGGCCAGATCAACACTACAGGTAATGTACTAGCAACTGCTGGTGTGTTTAATGCTTTAACTGTAAATGGTAATGAATCAGTAACTGGTTTCTTAAACGTAACTGGCAACGTAATGGCCGCTGTAGTTACAGCAAGTCAATTTAATACTACAGGTAACGTACTAGCGACTGCTGGTGTGTTTAATGCTTTAACTGTAAATGGTAATGAGTCAGTAACTGGCTTCTTAAACGTAACTGGTAATATATTAGGTGCTACTGGTACTTTAAGTATACTAGGTGTTAATAATAATTTATGGGCCAATGCAAGTATAGCAACAACAACACAGGGTACAGGTGCTATTGTAGTACCTAATGGCGGCATTAGTGTTTCTGGAAATGCAAATATTGCGGGTTCTATAACCTCAGCAGGTGCAGCACAGTTTAATAATACTGTTACTGTGGGTGGCATAACATCTATAACCAATACCACAAACGCTACTGAACCAACAGGTTCTAGCGGTGCGTTAAGAATTGCAGGTGGTGCAAGTATTGCCAAAGACCTTTGGATAGGCGGCAACATCTATGCAAGTAATATCTTTGGTGTGACAGAACAATTAATTACGGTTCAAGATCCACTACTATACCTAACAGCAAGTAACACATTCCCATACACATACGACATAGGTGTATTCAGTCAGTTTGTTGGTCCTGATCCAGTTACTGGAACAGGTAATGCTTATCAACATACTGGGTTGGTACGCGATGCAAGTGATTATACTTGGAAATTCTTCAGTAACGTTCGTGCTGAGCCTACTGCCACTGTACCTTTTAATGCTGACACAATATATGACCCATTGCTAGCAGGTAATCTAAGACTAACTTATACACAAGCCGCAACTAGTACAACAACAGGTGCACTACAAGTTGCAGGTGGCGCTGGTGTTGCAGGAACTGTAGTAGCGGCGCAACTAAACAGTACAGGCAACGTATTAGGACAAGCAGGTACATTCAACGCACTAACAGTTAACGGTGGTATTACATCAACTGGTTACTTTAATACCAGTGGTAATATATCTACTGCACAATTAAATGCAGGTCAGATCAACACTACTGGTAATGTACTTGCTAGTACAATTATTACAAATTATCTTTCAGCAGACGATGTAGTATTTGGTAATGTATCTGCAGCAGTATTCGGTAACGTAGGTGCTACATTTACTGGTGCAAGTATTAACCTAAGTGGTAACGTATTAGCAGCTGCGGGTACATTTAACGCACTTACAGTAAACGGTAATGAAACTATCACTGGTTTCTTAAATGTGACAGGTAATGTGTTAGCAAGTACAGTTGGTGCTAGTTTCTTAACTGCAAGTACTGTGGCTGTAGGAAATATTGCCGCAGTAAACTTTGGTAACACAGGTGCTACGTTCACTGGTGCAAGCATTAACTTGTCCGGCAATGTATTGGCTGCTAGCGGCATTTATAATTATTTAGACGTCAACGGAAACGTTGATCTGGGATTACTAGGTGCAATAAGTGGATCTTGGGTAAATGTAATTGGTAATATTACACAATCAACATCGGGTGGTGCAGTATACTTTAACACTGCTGGTAACGTTATGGCCAGCCAAGGTTCGTTTGGTAGCATTAACTCAACAGGATTTATTAATACCAGTGGCAATATATCTACAGCGCAACTAAATGCAGGTCAGATTAATACTACAGGTAACGTACTAGCCAGCACTGTTCGTGCAAGTTTCTTAACTGCAAGTACAGTAGCAGTGGGCAATATATCAGCAGTTACAATTGGTAATAGTGGCGCTACTATAACAGGTACTATAGGTGCGTTTAGTGGTAACGTGATCGGTGGCCTAGCACAATTTGCTGCAATTAATGCCACACCAATAGGTAATGCTACAGCATCAACAGGGTCGTTTACTGATTTGCGTGCATCTGGCACACTATGGGCTAATGCAGCAACAGACTCTACTACAACAGGTATTGGTGCTATTGTTGTACCAAACGGTGGTATTAGTGCTTCTGGTAATATTAACGTTGTTGCAGGTAAACAATTTATTGTTGGTCAAGATTTAGTTGGCGAAGTATTCCTACCACAGGCCACTGCACAATTCTTTAGCAATATTAACGGCTATAGTCAAGTTAACCAACAGAACATCAGCACCGGAACTGGTGCAAGTTCTGACTTTATTGCAACATCAAGCAACGGTAACGATAGTACAAACTATATTGACTTTGGTATTAACGGTATTAACTACAACCAAGCGGCTTATGGTATAACTAAAGCCAACGACGGTTACTTGTATGTACAAGGTAACACTGCTGTATCTGGCGGTAATCTGGTGATTGGTGTAGCCACTGCTCCAAATGATATTATCTTCTTCTTAGGTAGTACTGAATCCACAGCAGAAGTTGCAAGATTTGACGGCAACGTTGGAACCAATGGTAATTTAAGAATTCGTTATGCAACTACTAGCACAAGTACAACCACAGGAGCATTCCAAGTAGTAGGTGGTGTTGGTATTGGCGGTAATTTACGTGCGGGCGGTGGCGCTGTATTTAACAGTGGACAAACAGCAGATCCGTTCCAAGTTAGAGGTGTTGCTACAACTAGCCTGATTTATGCGGACACTGCCCAAGGTGCTGTAATAATTGGCGGTAGCAACGTTGCTCCTCAGTTGGGTAGCACACTTAAGATTAACGGTGTAGATTCGTTGTTATTACCAGTTGGTAGCACAGGTCAACGTCCAGGAGCAACAGGCAATATTGATGTTGCTGGTATGATCCGCTTTAATACTACTATTCAGAACATGGAGTTCTATGATGGTAGTCAATGGCAAACAGCAGGATCTGTATTTACTGTAGTAAGTAGTCGCCAATTCTCTGGCAATACTGCTGGCGGATTTGGTAATGTAGACGGCACAAATACTACATTTACACTTCAAGCAAATAGCACTACTGCTGGCACAATAGTAAGTATTAACGGTGTTGTACAGTTCCCAACACTGGCATACAGTGTAAGTGGTACAACATTAACCTTCACAGAACCACCAGCACCAGATGATGTAATTGATGCACGTGTTCTAACAACAACATCAACAGTATCTTCTTTAGCAAACGGTAATGGTCTACAACAATTTATTGCTAGCGACACTGCGCTTGAATTCTGGAGCGGTGTAAGTGCTACAACAAAACAAGCACAGATCAATAAAGTTGGTGATTTTGAGTTCTTAACAGGCGGCAAGACAACATACACACAAACAGCAACTAATATTGCGGCAAACAACACACCATATGTGATTGCAACCTACAGTCAGACAGCCTACACCACTGCTAAGTTCTTGATCAGTGCTAAACGTGGAACTACAAACTTCCAGAGTATGGAAACTATGGTAACGGCGGATGGACAAGGAAATGCTTTTGTTACAACCTATGCAGTGGTAAGCAACGGTGTTGAAATGGGCGGTGTTACTGCTAACGTAGTGGGCAGTAATGTTCAACTTTACTGGACTACAACAACTAATATTACTAATGCTAATGTTAAAGCCATGGGAACATTTATTGTTTAAAGGTAATCAATGTTACATCTAAATAAAAAATATCGTCGAGGATACCTTGGTGAAGATATTATTGTAGAAAGAAAAATGGAAGGTGGTATGTGGCGTACCACCACAGAAAATGTTCCTAACAAAGTATCTAATAGACAGATATCTAATACTGCTATAGTAATAGGTAATGGTATAAACAGACAGGGATTTAATCTTCAAGAGTTTAAAAAGCCTAGTGGACTGTTAGGAGCAAAAACTGTACAAACTTACGGATGTAATGCTCTATACAGAGATTTTAACCCTGACTTTTTAATAGCAGTAGGTAATAATGGTATAGTTGATGAGATAGCCGACAGCGGTTATACCAATGATCATATAGTCTATTCTAGTGCGATTCACCTATTAGAGTTTCCGGGCAAGTTTTATCTTATACCTTATGATGTTTATGCAGATGCTGGAACCACAGCAGCATATATTGCTGCATTTGATGAACATAAAAAAATATATTTGTTAGGTTTTGACGGGCAGGAGCCCGGATGGAACAACAATGTATACGCAGGCACCAAAGGATACGACTCTAAAGACCTGCACATTGATCACCACGAATGGATAACAAATCGTAAACGGTTATTTGATACATACGATGATGTTGATTGGGTATGGGTAACACCTAAAGGTACTAACCTTATTCCTGAACCACTAAAATACTGTTTGAATTTTAGACAGATAGATTTTAGACAAATGGTATTAGACTGCGACTTATAGTACTTCTTCTAACGTTTTAATTTTATCCACAACACTAGCAAAATTAATAGTACGCCAAACTCCTGGATGTAAAGGTTTAGGATGATCTTCTAACCCTACCCAACAATAACCACGATGTTCATTGTTAAGCACAGGTACAAATTCTTCTTCTACTGGAATAAGAAACGTGTGATAAATGAAATGGCCGTTGTCGCTGGTAAACTTTTCTATAGGTATAACTTTAGTTTCTGAAAAATCATAGCCTAATTCTTCGTCAAGTTCTCGATATAGACTAGATAATAACTGTTCACCTGGTTCTATGCCTCCGCCCGCAAGACCCCAAGTACCTGAATATTTTTTTGTATTACGTAATAAGAACAAATAACGATGTGTGCTAGTACTGTAAATGAAAGTACCTACGCCCTCTATAACACCAGCGTCCAGGTTCCTTCCTTGTATTCGCCCTCGTAACTTTTTAGCCATTGAGTACCATTCCATTTGTATTGAACACCTGTAGTCAGGTTGCTTACATATTGTAACGTCGAAGTTGACTGGCTGTCAAATGATACTACCCAGCGAGCACCGTTGTATTGAATTATGTCATTTGCGTTTGCTACTAGCGCAGATCCATCTGAACCACGCCATGCTATTGCATCATCTCCGGGAACATTATCAAAACTACCAATGCTGTCTAATATTAAATAACGTGTGCCATTTGCAGGACTAGCAATACTCGCAGGATCTATGGTTTTAGGATTAATGATCGCATTAATAGCAGTTAGTGTATTAGTTGGTTTTGTGTCAACATCAACATTAAAAATTAACTGAGTAGGGTCGCTAGGGTTATATGCTACAGTGCCAATAACTTCAGTATAACCATCTTCTTGAAGTAATCTAACTTGACTGATACCATTTTGTAGTTCACCATACATATTAATTAGTTTGTGCCAATCATCTTTAGTTCCGACTTTGGTCTGAGGTTCTACAGTAGGGTCACGAGGGTCGGCAAACTCACTAATTTTTAGTAAGGTTAAGGCATTGCCAATTAATAGCACACCATACATTAACGGAGTAAAATATTGACGAGCACCTAGTAGGTTATCTTCACTATAGACTGCGTCGCTTAGATTACCATCTGCATCATGTATGCTGGCAATAATCTTCTGTATAACACCAAGTTTTTTAACTTTAGCAGGAGGGCTTATCCATACAGGAAGTTTAAATGTTAAGGTAGCAACATCGATAGGATTTTCTGTACCAATAGGCACGCTACGACTAGTCCAGTTAGGGCTATCTAAATATACTACGCTAAGGCTAGTCCAATCAATATAATTGTCAGTTGATTGGATTTCTAAAGCCGGATTAAACAGTACAATTAGTTGTTCTAATAACTGTAGTTTTTGTTTAGTGTTGCTGGTCCATATATCCAATTTGAGTTCTATGGTATACGGTACAGGCATTAAACGTTCAATAGTAAACGCATTACCTTGACGATTTTCAAATTCTTGAGTATCTTCGTTGTAGTAACGTTCGCGAATGTTCATGTGTCCAACAAAGGTTGGCTCCTGCACACGGTCTCTATCGTAAGTGATATTGTTAATATACACAGTCATAGCAGGTACTGTGGGCAGTACGCTACCTGCTGAGTTGTTACTTAGGATCATTTGTACTTGACGACTGCTATCGCCCCAGTACACTGGTACACGCTGTAGAGTGCTGTTACCAAACTCTACTTGAAATCCTGATACCATGCGAATAAACTGTGCTAAAAAGCGTTCTATCTGCGCATCGTAAAAAAACTGTTGACTGGCTACCATTATATGTTATCCGCACTTGGACGTAGGATTTGACTCAGACCCTGACGTTGATTAATCACATGAGTATAAACTGTATACTCTAAGAAGTCGCCAATGCTTGGCTGACTTGTAATTGTAAAACTTATATTACCGCCGGTGTTGCCCATAGTGTTAACAATAGGAATACCGTTTAATTTTGTTCTTATACCATAGGTACTTACATAAGGTACCTTGGTCACTACTGTAGCATAAGGACTTACGTTGCTTAGGGTGAACGATATAGTAGACGCATTGGCTGGTGCTGTGTATGGACTCGATACACGTATTCCGTCCCAAGCCGCTGCGTTGCTCATAAACTTCTCTTGATTGTTTACAAAGCCACTGCGCTGTGTTGTATTGTTTATACCTGGAGTTAGGTTTGTACGCACTGCATCTTCTACCTTAACCCAACGACGACCATCATAACGGAACAATCGATTGGGTTGATAATCTAAACGTAAATAGAAATCGCCTTGTTGCGGACTAGTTGGGAAACTTATACCTGCAGATACACCAAACCCATTTGGCGGTAATCCGTCACCTGTTAAGTATCCTTCTACCTTAACTGTAGATGTTAGGTATTGGTCACTAGCATCGTCTACTGTAGAACTAGCGTCAATTACAGCACCGCCTAGAGTATTTGTTGCCTGACTAGCATCTAAGCCATTAGGATCACTAGGTAAATGATCTGGTCCTACTGCCAGGGTATAAATTGTGCTAGTATCGTAACCTGACTTAGGAACATCATCTTCGGCACGTTCTATAACAGCGTCGTTGATTTCGATAAGTTTATTGTAGGTGCTGAGTAAATCTGTAAGTGCGCGATCTCTATCATCAACAACACCATCACCATTCATGTCAATATTATTAATAATATCTTTATATTCTTGACTGTCTACTAATGGTGCTAGTTTAACACGCCATAGGTGTGGATACCAAAGCGGGCTAAAACCTTCTGCCGCACGTGTAGCATCTTGTACTACATAAAAACGTTTAAGTGCTACAGGTATAGTATCATCTAACGGATAGTAATCTTTTAGAAAAGGCATTTCTAAGACATCGCCTACCATAATCTTACGACCTAATGTGTCTAACATGTCGTTTAGATGAAACACGGCAAACACTGTGTCGCCTGTCAAAAATAAGCCAAACTGTGTTAGATCAAAGTCACTGTCATTGATACGAAACAGTGTACGCATGGTGTAGATACTAGTATCGTACTTGCGATCACGGTTTTCTAAGAACAGCAGATCTTGAATGGCTGTAATACCAGTAGTACCTGGTTCTGTATTGCTGACAAATCCAGTGCTTTCTGGGCCTAGATACTTGTGTAGATTAATATCAACACCGCCAACAGTGAACATTTCACTTATGGTCTTGTCAAAAAATTGATAATCGTAGCCCTTATTTGGACGGTATAAACTTAAACGAGGCATTAATTTGTCCTAATTATCTAGTATTTATCTACACTTGACAAGCAATCGAATTGATGCTATACTACTGAAAATGACAAATCAAATACAAACAAGCGTAGATTGGCCTGCTGTGCAAACACAGTTAGAAGCACCTGCCCGTCGCATGAAAAAATACAGCGGTGAAATGCTAAAGGTAAGTAGAAACATCGGGCTTATGGTAAGTGAACTAAGTAAAGAAGAAATAAACTGCCGCAGAATGGGTCGTCAAACAAGCAATCATAAACAAATGGTTGACAAGATTAATGAAGAGATAGCAAACTACGAACGTATGCTAACATTTGCGGTATTACTAGCAGGATAATTATGAAAAAATATATTTGGACACAACACTATTTTCTAGAAGGCAAATACAATAAATTGTATAGAGCCATGCAGATAATTAAACTACACAATGAATTAATCGAGTTAGATAAGTTAGAACCTATTAAAGATTTATCTCAGGCAAGTGAATATCTAAAGAAATTTAAATTAGGAGCGAACAATGGCAATTAAAATTGATGGTGCAAAGAAAAAGGCTAAGGTAAGCCGTGATCCTATGTTTATTGACGAGAAGTACACAGGCACAGAACCAGTGTGGGACACAGCACGAGCACTTGAGTTTACAGACGAAGAATTTGACCATCATTTGCGTAAGGCCCTGCGCTACTACAATTATTACTATGGTGTAAAAGACCTTAAGAAATACTTTGTAGCATGGTTACGAGAACACACGGGCAAAGACAGTGAATATCACAAGTTAGATAAAGCCACAGTTGACTACTATGCTAAAACTAAAGACAGCCTAACTCCGCTTACTGCCTGTGCTATCATTAAAGCACATACTAAAGGTATGCCCTTGCGTGACAAACACGTAGAGTATCTGCTTAACACTGTTAATGAAGTTATTAAACTACAAGAACAAATGGCAGATGACGATGAAGCACCAGCAAAGACTGACACAAAGGTGGCTAAGACTGACGTAAAGGTGCCTACAATACAAGATCGTATGAACGCAATAGCAGACAAGCACCAACTACACTTTTTAGAACTAGAAGATCGACTGTTTGAAGGCAAGGCAGTTGAACCCAAAGCCTACGAATACCTAATCGCTAAAAACGTAGCGCCTGCTACTATTGCACGTATTCTTGCTCCGTTTGAGCGTAGTCGTGCTGAGTTTAACGAAGCAAAGTCTACTAAAGACGAGGACCTAAAGGATGCTTATGCGCATCTTAAATCCGCAGACTATAAACGCATTGAAGCATTTTATACTGCCTTGTTTGATGGATTTGCGCAATACAGTCAAGTTAAGAAAGCAACTAAAAAGGCCAGTGTACGTAAACCTCCTGCAAAAGAAAAACTTGTTGCTAAACTCAAGTATCTAAAGAATGATACAGTAACTAAAGCAGTAAGTATCAATCCTGTGGATATTATTGGTGCACAGGTTCTGTGGACTTACAATGTTAAAACACGTAAACTGGGCAAGTATGTTGCTGAGGACATGGGCGGTGTACTAGGTGTTAAGGGCACTACTATTACAGGATACAACGAAAACAAGAGCGTAAGCAAAACTCTGCGCAAACCAGAACAACAAATCAAAGAGTTTTTGGCCGCAGGCAAGATTGACCTACGCAAGTTCTTAGAAAACATCAAAGCAACTGAAGTTAAACTCAACGGGCGTATCAATCAAGATACAATCTTGTTAAAAGTTCAATAAACAAATTATCCTGTTACTATCGATAAATACTTGGTAACAGGATAATTTACATGAGTCTACTACCAGCAAACGTTTCAGCAACAGGCAATCTAACTGCAACTTTAAGTATGCAGACTGAGAGTCTTTATAATCCATATACAGGCTCCGGTGCAGGCCATATAGCATTTGATGCTAATCTTGCCGCACAGTTGACCACAGTACAAAGTCAACAAAATGCTATTATTGATTATATTCGCCTACGCTTAGGTTACGGTATGATTGATGTTGAAGCAGACAAAGAACACTTTGACATGGGTATTAAACAAGCACTAATACGATATCGTCAACGTAGTTCAAATTCAGTAGAAGAAAGTTATGCTTTCTTAGACCTATATCCTGAAGTACAAGAATACATTCTCCCTAACACTATCATGGACGTGAAACAGGTTTTCCGTCGTGGTATTGGTAGTGTAACAGGTACAACTGCTAGCCAGTTTGAACCATTTGCTAGCGGATACTTAAACACTTATATGTTAGTAGCAGGTCGTGTAGGCGGCTTAACTAACTATGAATTGTTTGTAGACTACCAAAAACTTGCTATGAAAATGTTTGGTGGCTTTATGAACTTTACATGGAATAAGGTCACTAAGAAACTTACTCTTGTTCGCAAGATTCCATTCCAAGGTAGTGGTGCTAGTCTAAGACTTAAGAGTCTAACAGCCACAGGCACAGCACCTGGTAGTACAGTTACATTCCAAATTTCTAGTCAAGGACCTTGGCAGGGTGTTAGTGTTGGTAGCACAGTAAGTATTTCAAACTGCCCTGTTGCTGGTTATAATGGAACATACACCATTACTAGTGTAGACCCTACACAACAGATCTTTACATTCTTAAACACTGCGGCATTGGGTGCTACGGTGGTTAACGACATGGCACTAGCGTCAACTTTTGTAAGTAGTCCAAGCAGCCCAGAAAATGCTGTTACTGAAACAGTCTTGTTATGGATCTACAACTACAAACCAGATATTATGTTACTAAATGATCCACAGGCATTCCCGTGGATTCAAGACTATGCCTACGCTCTAACTATTATGAGTATTGGTAATGCTCGTGAAAAATTTGCAAGTATTGCTGGTCCACAAGGCGGCACAAGCCTTAACGGCCAAGCATTAAAAGCAGAAGGTGCAGAAATGCTTAAAGAGTTAGATGAGCAAATACGTAACTATGTAGATGGTGGTCAGCCCTTAACTTGGATAATGGGCTAGTTGACACAGCACTAAACTTCAATTAAAATAGTGTATCAAGGGGGAGATTCTATGAGTCGTATCATCGGCATTTGCGGTTTTATTGGCAGCGGCAAAGACACAGTCGCTGACTATCTTGTTAATTTTCATGGATTTAAAAGAGAAAGTTTTGCTAACAGTCTTAAAGATGCTGTAAGCGCAGTATTTGGTTGGGACCGAGACTTATTAGAAGGCCGTACCAAACAAAGTCGCGAGTGGCGTGAGCAACCTGATGAGTGGTGGAGTCAACGATTAGGTCGAGAAATTACACCACGTTGGGTCCTGCAGTATTGGGGTACTGAAGTAGTCCGTAAAGGATTTCATACAGATACATGGGTAGCAAGTTTAGAAAATCGACTGCATCAAGCACAGAACGACATTGTTATTACGGACTGTCGTTTTCCTAATGAGATCAAAGCAATCAAAGCATCTGGTGGTAGCGTTATAAGAATCAAACGAGGACCAGAGCCAGACTGGTACCAAGCCGCACTAAATTATAATGCCGGCAAACGTAAAATTGGCTGGGCACTAGGTAAAGAAGAGTTAGAACAAAAAGGTGTACACCCTAGCGAGTACAGTTGGGTGGGCAGTGACTTTGATACAGTGTTAGTGAATGACGGCACCTTAAATGATTTATTTGAACAGGTTGAAGACTTCCTAAATCCTAAAAGTCCGGAACTAGATCACCTTGACGCCACCCAAGACCCTCTTTTGCTACTTCAAACTGGCAGTTAGCACAGATTGTTTTTAAGTTAGATAAACTATTATTATTAAGATTACCGTCAATATAGTAGACGAATAATTGTTCTTTGTACTTTGCTTTGAAGCCGCACTTTTCACAGTGCGGTTTCTTTTTGTATCCTACCTTATGCCAACTAGGTACAGGTGCAGACTTATTTCGCTTTTTGCGTATGCAACTGTCACAGCGAGTACGATAATAGGTCTTACCCCACATCTTATAATTGACTGCACAGGGCTTTTTGCCACAAACTTGACATAATTTTCTATATTCCATACTAGTATTTATGGGCGAACCTTTCAAAGGGCGGCTTACGCCACCAAAAAAACCTAAATAAAATAAATAGTTTAAAGCAGTATTATTATAGAGGAATACTAGACTATGGCATCATTAACTTCACCAGGCGTATCAGTTACCATTATTGATCAAAGCCAGTACGTATCTACACAAGCAGGTACAGTGCCCTTTGTGCTGATTGCAACCGGACAAGATAAACTAACACCTAGTGGTACATTGGCCACAGGTACAACTATTGCTAACGCAGAAAAAATTCTAACAATTACTAGTCAACGTGATCTAGTTAACATTTTTGGTAATCCGTTCTTTGAAACTGATGCCGCAGGTAATCCAGTTAATGGTAGCCAATTAAATGAATACGGTTTGTTAGCCGCTTATTCAGCGTTGGGTGTAACAAATACATTATATGTACAACGTGCTAACGTAAATCTTTCAGAATTAGAAGGAACAAGTACACGCCCAACAGGTGAACCAACAGATGGAACTTACTGGTTAGACACTGGTAATACTAATTGGGGTGTGTATGCTTGGAACTGGGAAGAAGGATTCCAAGCACAAAGCATCACAGTTATAACAGATACTGACTATGTTGTAAACGGCGTTCCTGCAAATACTTTTGGTGCTGTAGGTACATACGCGGTTGTTGCTACAAGTTCTAGCAACCCAATTTATTACAAAGGTTATGACAATGAGTGGGCATTAGTTGGTAGCGATGATTGGAAATCATATGTACCAACTGCTACAGGTTCTGCCGCAAGCCCAACACTAACTGCTGGTAGTAAGATTATTATTAACGGTAACATTGTTACAGTAAGTGGTACTACAGTTAGTTCTGCGGTTAGTGCAATTAATGCGGCAACATTACCTGGCGTAAGTGCTCGTGTTAACGCAACAAATCAAATTGAACTTTTTGCAAATGGCGCAACAATTTTATATAGTAACGCAGCAGGTAATTTACGCGGTGTTATTGATACTGCAACAAGTACAGACGGTACTCTAACAATTACTAGAGGTAATGTGTTATTAGGTAGTAACGTTGACTGTGTGGCTAACTTAGGTTTGCTATCATCAACTGTTAGTTTTGCAACTATTTCCAATGGTGGTAACACATACACTTACAATGGTCCAACTATATCATTTGCACTAAACACAAATGAACCGGCTTGGAGACGATCAGACGTAACACCTCGCCCAAACGACAGTATTTGGTTAAAAACATCAGCACGTGGCAACGGTGCTAACTGGGCAATTAAAGAATACAGTGCTAATACAGAAACATGGACACAGTTAAGTGCACCGTTATATCTAAATGATGCTGCAGCAATTAACGGTTTAGATCCTATTGCTGGCGGCGCTGGATTAGCCGCTGGTGCATTATATGTAAAATATGACTCACAAGCATCAGATACACTGTCTTTTAGACCATATATTAAAAATGTAACAGGTATTTTGACAATTACTGGTACTGTAGCAGGTGGTAGCGCAACTTATACTAACAATGACAGTTTCCGTTTAGATGTAAGTGTGCCAAACAGTGCAACTTTAGCAAATGCTACTTGTACAATTACAGGTACAACTGCTAGTGCGTTTGTTGCTAGTATTTTAAGTGCAGGACTACCAAACATTACTGCCGGCTTTAATGCAAGCGGACAAATTTTTGTACGTCACTTAGCAGGCGGCACAATCCAAATTACAAACCTAGTAGGTACACCATGGGCAACTTCAGGATTATTAACTGATAATAAAGTGCAAACATTGTCCGCAGGCGCTGTTTACCTAGCAAGTCCTTGGACACCGTTGACATATTTCTATGGTGATACTGCTCCGTTCAGCAATCCTGCAGAAAATACAATGTGGTACTACAGTGATCCTACTGAAGTTGATGTTATGATGCACGATGGTACAGGTTGGAAAGGTTATCAAAACGTAAGCAACGATGCACGCGGTTATGATCTTACTAATACTGATCCTAACGGTGTAATTATGAGTGCTAGTCAACCAGTTACACAAAGCGATGGTAGCAGTCAATTAGTTCCAGGTGACCTTTGGATTGACACAGGTGATTTGGCTAACTTCCCAGTACTATATCGTTACAACGGTACAACCTGGGACTTAATTGATAATACAGACAATGACAGTTCAGATGGTATTTTGTTTGCAGATGCACGTTGGTCTGCTACAGGCAACTTAAACATCATTACAGATACATTGCCGACAATTACTAGTTTGTTAACAAGTGATCACTTAGATCCAGATGCACCTGATTTCCAACTATACGCTCGCGGTACATTATTGTTTAACACACGTCGTAGTGGTTATAACGTAAAACGCTTCAAAGCAAATTACTTTACAGACGCTGAGTTGGCTGTAGTAAGTGCAACAGAAGCAGATGCGTGGGTAAGTTTCAGCGGTGAAGACCCAACAACAGGCGTTCCATACTTTGGTTACAAAGCACAACGTAATACTGTAGTTGAGGCTATGAAGGCTGCTATTGCTTCTAGCACTGCACTACGTGAAGAGGCTACACAGTTTAACGTAATTGCTACACCAGGTTATCCAGAGTTGATCCAAGACATGATCACTTTAAATAACGATCGTCTAAACACAGCATTTATCCTTGGTGATACTCCAATGGATTTAGCATCTGACAGCACAGGATTAAATGCTTGGGCAAGTAATGCTAACTTGGCCGCAGATAATGGCGAAGAAGGTCTAGTGAGCCGTAGTGAATACTTAGGTGTTTACTATCCAAGTGGTTTAGCAACTAACTTAGACGGTAACAGTGTAGTTGTTCCACCAACTCACATCATGTTGCGTACACTTATTCGTAGCGATGCAGTAAGTTATCCGTGGTTTGCACCAGCAGGTGTACGTCGTGGTGTAATTGACAACGTGTCAAGCATTGGTTACATTGATCGAAACAACGACAATACTTACGTAAGTATTGGTGTAACTAACGGTCTACGTGATATCTTGTACGCAAATGACGTTAATCCGTTCACTGTATTACCAGGTGTTGGTTTAGTAGTATACGGTCAAAAAACACGTTACAGCCAAACTTCTGCACTAGATAGAATTAACGTTGCACGTTTAGTAGTTTACCTACGTACAGTATTAGCACAAGTGGCTGCACCGTTTATATTTGAACCAAACGATACTATTACACGTAATCAAGTTAAAGCAGCATTTGATGCAGTGTTTAACGACTTAGTTGCTAAACGTGGTATCTATGACTTCTTGGTAGTGTGTGATACAACAAATAACACACCAGCACGTATTGATGCTAATGAGTTATGGGTTGATATTGCTATACAACCAGTTAAAGCAATTGAGTTTATCTATATTCCAGTACGTTTACAAAACACTGGCGCGGCTTTAACGATTCAGTAATATACGCAGATAATGGGAGGGACACCCCTCCCAAATCTGAATGAAAAAATGGTAAATACTATAAAGTATTAAAAGGAAGAAAAGATGGCAACATCATCACTAACAAATTTTACAGTGCCGTTATCAACTAACCAGAGTGCTAGTTCTCAAGGTCTGTTGATGCCAAAATTAAAGTTTCGCTTTCGCGTTACTTTTTTAAACTTTGGTGTAACACAACCTACAACAGAATTAACAAAACAGGTAATTGATTTTAAACGTCCAAGTGTAAGTTTTGAAAACATAACAATACCAATTTATAACAGCCAGGTATATCTAGCAGGTAAACCAACATGGAGTGAAGTAACATGTAATCTTCGTGATGATGCTAGCGGTGAAGTTACTAAACGTGTTGGCGAACAAATGCAGAAACAATTTGACTTCTTTGAACAAAGTTCTGCAAGTTCAGGCATTGATTATAAATTCCAAACTATTCTAGAAATTTTAGATGGTGGTAATGGTGCTAACAATCCTAACGTATTAGAAACTTGGGAACTATATGGTTGTTACTTAATGTCGGCAGACTACGGTGACAATAACTATGCTTCTAACGAACCAATGACAGTTACATTATCAATTAGATACGACAATGCGCTACAAACACCTACAGGTGCTGGTATTGGTGCAGCGGTAACACGTACACTAGGTACAGTAATTACTGGTTAATCCAGACGAAAATATACAAAACATTAGCCCGGTTAAAATCCGGGCTTCTTTTTGGCGATAAATAATATAAACAGGACCGTATATGGCACAGAACAATATATGGGGTAGTGTACTCCAGTCTATAGCACCAAATCAAAACATACGCGACTATCAACATGGCGCACGTACTTTTATTGACGGTTTATATAGACTTAGTCCTAAATTAAGCAATCTATATCATGTGTTTATTGACTTAAACGAAATTGTACAAACAGATCAAAACAGTCAAATTGAAGTTGGCTTAATGGCTAAACAGGTACAATTACCCAAGTTTAACATTCAAAATCGCACACACAATGCCTATAATCGTAAAATGGTACAACAGGAACGAGTAACTTATGATCCTGTGGTAATCACCTTCCACGATGACAGTGCTGACAAAGTTTTAGATTTTTGGGGTAATTATTTTAGATACTATTACAGAGACAGTGATTATTTAAGCACTGAAGAAACATATAGATACGACAGCAAATATAAACAACGTCAACAACAGGCTTGGGGATATAGTCCTGTTAAAGATGACGGAAATCAGAATTACATTAAAGCAATTAGAATATATAGTCTGCATCAAAAAAGATTTACATCATATAATTTAATTAGACCAACTATAACCTTTTTTGCACACGGACAACACACAGCAGGCGATTATACGCCAATGGAACATAGTATGCAGGTTAACTATGAAGCAGTTCTATATGATAGTGGTCCAGTTGATCAAGGTACAGTACAAGGATTTGATGTAATTCACTACGATAATACGCCAAGTCCATTACGTAATGCTGGTGCAGCAATTGGTGGAGTACAAGGTGTTATTAGAGGAATTGAAAATGGTGATCTAGGTGCAGTTGTGCATGGCGGTATTAACGTTTATAACATCTTAACAGGCAGTGATGTGCAGTTAAAACAAGCACCTAGTTTAGACCTTAGCAGTATAGGCAATGATATTCTACGTGGACAAAATCCTTTTGGAACTGTGTTTGCACCAACAAGCGCAACTGTACAACAAGGCATTCGAAAAGCAATAGGCGGCAGCAGCGGTTAAGGAGTTTATATGGCAATCAACGGAAATTTACCAGGACAAACCACAAACAATCCTGACACCACAAATTATTTTAATAATTTTTACAACAATGCGACTAATACTAGTCCAATGATTAATGATGCCGTTGTGGCATATTTTCAAAACATTACAGGAAATGCCGACACAGGACGTAATCTTGCAGCGGCGGTAATTTTTACAGCACTACAACAAAACATTGATCCTATGAGTGTGGTTGATCAGTTAAACGCATTGAGCAAAAAGAATCGAGCCAATGCGCCTCAAATATATCAAGGACAAACTAATCAAGACGCAGTTGACACTGATGTATATAATCCCCAAACAGATACTTGGTCTAGTAGCGGTAAACAATATGCTAAACCGGGTCCTAGCACTGCATATAATCAAATTAGCGAGTTAGATGCTTATCTAACAATGTTCTTAAATCTAAATAGAGTAGGGACAAGTCTGTTGGGATTGACTAACAGTCCGCAGGTAAGTCCATATATAAGTCGCGCTATCCTAGCATAAAATGGCCAAATACGCTAACGGTAAATTCACAGTCAAACACCCTGAAAAGTACATAGGTAAACGTGTACCAACATATCGTAGTAGTTGGGAGTTTGCTTTTATGAACTTTTGCGATAATAATCCAGCAGTAACACAGTGGGCAAGTGAAGGCATTAAGATACCTTATTTTAATCCTGTGCTAGGTAAACAAACTATTTACGTGCCTGATTTTATTATAGTCTATCAAGATGCAAATAAACGCCAACATACAGAAGTAGTTGAGATTAAACCTCTTGCAGAAACCACTATGGAAAGTGCTCGCGGACCAAGAGACAAATTAAGTGTTGCAATCAATATGGCCAAATGGGCCGCAGCCGATGCTTGGTGCAAGGCCAACAATATGCGTTTTCGTGTAGTAACCGAATACGATATCTTTAAAAATCTCAAACGTTAAATAGTATACTATGACACAAAAACTTTCAGAACTATTTAATTTACCACCTGCTGAAGAAGTAACAGCAGAAGAAGCAGAACATACTATTGAGGAAAATCGTGAGATAATTGCGGCCGTAGACACTGCTATTGATAAGATAGACGCTGCTCTGCCCTATGTAAACGATCTAGATGTTAGCGACAAAGAACTAGATGAACTAAGCGATCTAGCCAAAGAAAAGTTTCAAGACCTAATTGACCTAGGCATGAATGTTGAAGCACGTTTTAGCGGACACATTCTTGCTACAGCAGGCACACTGTTGGGTCATGCTATCACAGCCAAACAAGCCAAGTTGGATAAAAAATTACGTATGGTTGATCTGCAACTTAAAAAAGCACGCTTAGACATGCAGATCAAGCAAGCAGAAGAGAAAAATGACGGTGAACGTATAATAGAAGCAGAAGACGGTCAGGGTGTAGTTATTGACCGTAATGAATTGCTAAAACAAATTCTAAACAAAAAATAACAGTGTTTTTGATAAATAACACTATATGGATCTTAAACTATGAAGAATTTTTTACAATATCTTAGTGAAACACAAAAACTCTATGAATTCCGTATTAAGGTTGCAAACTGTGACCCTAAGGACAAGATGGATGTGTTAAAAGCAGGGTTAGCAGGATATGTTGTTGACAGCATTACGGCCCCTAAAACGTTACCAATCAAATCAAACGACATTGACTTCCCAAGCATGACTAATTGCGAAATATTTTTAATGGATGCAAGTTTCAAATATCCATTAAATGATGCACAGTTACGTGCTATTGTTAGCGAACGTTTGGGCTGTTCTGCAGCGCAAGTTGTGGTTGTGCCTAAGTACCACCCAGAAGAAATTTGGCGTTGGAATGTAGAAGGTGAAAGCGAACTGCGTGAATATGTGCAAGGCGAAAATGTACTTACACAACCTTATCCAGCACAGGACGCAGATCAAAAAGCCGCTAGTAAAGCCTATGCTGGTGCTGAAACAATTCTTAAAGAATTAACTAAGCCAGCACAATTTGAAGTAGAAGGTAATGATAAAACCATTGGTGGACAAGCAGACCCAGCATACGGTAAAACTACTAACGATGTTCCTACAGGTGATGCAAGTCCAGTAGGTAGCAAACAAAACAAGATCCCTAGCCCAGCACAAGGACAATAAAAATGAGCGATAAAAAAATGTATGATATTCTAGGTATATTTAAGAACCTAGATCCTAAAATGACTCCAGTTAAAGAGGATGTCAAAACAGAACCTACATACGAAAACGTTGAACCACGTGGCAGTATCATGGAGGCTGTTAAGAACCTAGAAGAAAAATACATGGGTTTTAAGAAAACAGTAGCAGCCATTGCTAAAGGTGGTAGTGCTGAGGATCCAGAAGCAGTGGCAGCCGCTATTGGTCGTAAAAAATACGGTAAAAAGAAATTCCAAAAAGCCGCCGCCGCAGGTAAAAAATTAGGTGAAGAAGCAAAACCAGATTTCTTAGATTTAGATGATGATGGTGATACTGATGAGCCAATGAAAGATGCGGCTAAAGATGCAGAGCCAGCAAAAACAGATAAAAGCAAAGCAGAAAAACGTAAACGTCTACAAGCATTAAAAGATAAACAAGAAGATGAGCGTGCTGAAAAGGGCGAGTATGATGATAAGAAATCATCCGCACGTGTTGTTAAAGGTCGTGCTTACGGCGGATCTGCACAGAAAGATGATGAAAAAGACGAAGTAGATGAAAGCGGTCTACAAGCATACTTAGGTAAAAAGAAGTATGGCAAAGAAGGTATGAAAGCCTTACAACAAGCAGGACGTGAAGGCGCTAGCAAAGAGAAAATGGCCAAACTACGTGCTAAACACGACAAGATGGATGAAGTAGCACCACCAGGCGCCAAAGCAGAACGTATGGTCAAGCATATTAAGAAAGGTTATGCTAAAGACGGCAAACTATCTAAGAAAGAAAAAGGTATTGCTTATGCTACAGCATGGAAAGCACATAAAGCAGGTAAACTACAAGAAAGCGTAATGATTCAAGAAAGTGACTATACATACGAACGTATTGCTAAAGCACTTGCTGATAAGAATCCTGCGCTAAACACAGCAGGTGATGAGTTCCGTAAAGCAGTATATGATGAGTTGTTATCACAACATATGAAAACAACTGTAGCAAGAAACTTAATGTTAGATCCTGATTTCTTAGGTGATGTTGCTACATCATACAGTCACTATTGCAAAGAAATTGCAGAGTGTGGTAGCCCAATGAATTCATTTGTAGAGGAAACACCAGTAATGGACGCACAACAAGAACTAGATGAAATCGCTCGTTTAGCAGGTTTGCCAGTTAAAGAAACAGAAGTATATAACGAAGTGAACGTAGAAGAAAGTCCAGACACAATGGATGAAGCACTCGACGATGAAGCAAAATTAGAACGCTATCATGAACTTATTAAACGTGGTATGGACCCAGATGACGCTGAAGTTGAAGTTTTCAACGATGAAGGCGACGAAGACTTAGATGAAGACACTATGGGTGAAGGTAACGAATTCTCTGGAGCATTAGCCAAAGCACGTGCTGCAGGTGCTAAAGAATTTGAAGTTGACGGTAAGAAATACACTGTTAAAGAAGATGTAAACATTAACATCTCTGCCAATGGCGAAGAAGATGCTATGAATCTAATTCGCAAACTAGCAGGTATGCCAAAAGTTGAAGCACTAGCAAGTGATGAAGGCGAAGAAGTTGATGAAGCCCGTGATGTAGAATATACGAATACACCTCGTGAAGAAACTGCTGGTGTTGATGCTGCTATTCCTGCAGGTGCAGACTTAAATCGTGCTAAGAAACAATACAAGAAAGAATATCCAGGTGATAACCCAATGGCTGTTAAAGAGGAAGCACTATGGAAAGCATACGAAAGTTTAATTAGTGAAATAAAGGACTAATTATGAAGTTTAATGAATTCTTAGCAGAGTCTATCATAGCAGAAGAAATCTATCATGGCGACGAATTCTACGAAGCCTACGGAGATTTATGGTATGATGAAGACGGTCTTTATGAAGCAGAATATCGTGGTCGCAAAGTACCTCTTGGTAAGCCTATGCGTGGCGATGTTAAGAAGTTTAAGGTTTATGTTAAGGATCCCTCAACTGGTAACATCAAAAAAGTAAATTTTGGTGATCCTAACATGCGCATTAAGAAAAGCAATCCAGCAAGACGTAAAAGTTTTAGAGCACGTCATAACTGTGATAATCCAGGACCACGTACAAAAGCACGTTACTGGTCATGCCGTAAGTGGTAAACAATGAAAATTAACGAAATTATTTCTGAAGCAGCACGAGGTAAGTTACGCAAGGCAACTACTCAGGCCGTAAGTAACATTACTAGTTATCCCTATCTTGACAACAATAGTCATCCTTATATAGCCTATAGATTTGGTGTCGCATTAGCAAAAAGCCCAAATGATGTAGATGATAAATTGGGCCCTGTGGGCAGTGAGTTTACCACCATTGGTTATAGCGAGGCTGATCAAGAAATAATTAATCATGCTCGTAAAGAATTTGGCCTAGTAACACATACCCATAGCACTAAAGGCAGCGAAGAAATAGATAAAGTAAACTCTGTCAGTCCTGTTGCTAAACCAAAGAAGAACAAGTATGGTGTCTAAAGAACTTAAATTGACCTCATCAAACTTCTATAAAACAGAGGATTTGATACCAGAAGCAGTACTAGACGATCAAGACCCTTTACATGACATGCAACGTTTGGCAGGGTTAAGCAATAATAATATTGGTCGCCTACAAGAATACAAAGGTGAGGGTAGTGTAGTTACAGATGGTAGTAATATGAGTATCACTGCTAACAAAAATATACAATACCAACAAGAAAATAATATTCAACCCGGAAGCCCAGAATGGTTCCGCTTGTGGTTCTCAAAACCATATCTAACAGGCGAAACGCCCTGGTAATTAAACATACACTAACATACTAGTATAAGTAATAGTATGGCAGCAGCAAAAGGTACAGATAACGTCTTAGTTAAAAAGCCACATACGCAAACGGCTTTTACTCAGGCACAAATACAAGAATTCGTAAAGTGTTCGGATCCTGTTACAGGTCCAGAATATTTTATGAGTAACTACTTTTACATACAACACCCTACAAAAGGACGTATGCTGTATGAACCCTTTGACTATCAAAAACGCTTAATCCATACATATCATAACTATCGCTATAGCATATCGCTAATGCCCCGGCAAACAGGTAAGTCAACGTCAGCCGCAGGATACCTATTATGGTACGCCATGTTTGTGCCTGATTCAACTATTCTAATTGCCGCACACAAATATACAGGCTCACAAGAAATCATGCAACGTATTCGTTACGCTTATGAAAGCGTACCAGACTTTATACGTGCAGGTGCTGTGAGTTATAACAAAGGTAGTATCGATTTTGATAATGGTAGTCGTATAGTAAGTGCTACAACAACAGAAAACACAGGTCGTGGTATGTCTATATCATTACTATACTGTGACGAGTTTGCGTTCGTTCGCCCTACCATAGGACGAGAATTTTGGACCTCTATTAGTCCCACACTAGCAACTGGTGGTAAATGTATTATTACTTCAACACCTAACAGTGATGAAGACCAGTTTGCTACCCTATGGAAAGGCGCCAACAAATGCGTAGATGAGTATGGTGAGCCTACAGAAATAGGTATAAATGGATTCAAAGCATTTAGAAGTTACTGGAAAGAGCACCCAGATCGTGATGACAAGTGGGCTGAACAGCAACGTGCGCAATTAGGTGATGAACGTTTCCGTCGAGAGAGGGATTGTGAATCTATTATTTGGGATGAAACACTAATCAATCCTAGTCATTTAGTTGAAATGGCAGGCATAGATCCTATAGAACGCCAAGGGCATGTACGCTGGTATAAAAAGCCAGAACCACAATACACTTACGCAGTGGCCTTAGACCCTAGTTTAGGTACTGGTGGCGACCCTGCAGGTATTCAAGTATTTGAATTACCTACATTCCGCCAGGTAGCAGAGTGGCAACATAATCGCACACCCATACAACAGCAAGTAGGTATACTTACAGAAATTACCAAATACATCAGTGAAACAGTAAATCAAAACAATATCTACTACTCAATAGAAAACAACACAGTAGGAGAAGCCGCACTAATTTGTGTAGCAGAAATAGGTGAAGAAAACATACGTGGTATATTCTTAAGTGAACCTAGAAATATGAGTTCGGGTGGTCGTAGATTCCGCAAAGGATTCAATACTACAAATAAATCAAAAATAGCCGCCTGTGCTAAACTAAAAAATCTAATTGAAAGCAAGCGTATGACTATAGTAAGCCGTAGTCTTATATCTGAACTAAAAACCTTTGTTGCGCATAACGCTAGTTTTGCGGCCAAACCAGGCGAAACAGATGACTTGGTTATGAGTATGTTGCTTATAGTGCGTATGGCACAAGTTTTGCAGAGTTTTGACAGTCAGTTAGACTATACTATGAAAGATAGCCTAGAAGATATTGTTGAGCCTATGCCATTTTATATAATGTAAGATAAATATTACTATGAGAGAAATAGATAAAATAGCAGAAGGTTTATTTGAAAAGATCCGCGATCGTTTTGAGGACGTGAGCCTTGGTGACGAAGAAGCCAACGCAACACAAGATCCAGAGCGAGCACGTTTTTTCAACTTTGACTACGTTGTAGATGGTCATAACTATGGTAACGTTACTATAAGTATCGTAGACGAAATCAGTCTTAAAGTTTACTTTAGTAAAAACATTAGCCATGACCTAAGTGATGAACAACGCCGTGATTGGTATAACTTCTTAAAAGAACTGCGTGAATTTGCTAAACGTAACCTATTAAGTTTTGAACCTCGCGACATCACACGCAGTACACTAAAAGTTCGTGATATCAAACAGGTCAGCAAAGCAGACAGTACCTACGATAAAGACGAAGTTATTAGTGAAAGCAAACTATACGGTACTAGTCGTAGTAGTTACGAAAAAGACGGACCAGTGCGTATTATTATACGACACAGCGACCAAGTTAATCCAGAAGTTAAAGGTGCTCGTGCTAGAAAAATTCGTGCTATTTTCTTAGAAACAGAACTAGGCGAACGTATCAAACTACCACACAATAGTCTGCGTTTTGCACGTGCTATGGCACGCCACGTACAAGAAGGTGGTGACCCGCACGATGATCTAGGCAAACACATTACTGAAATGGCGGATGAATGCAGCAAACTTAAAAACTTTAAGATTGCTATGATGCGTCGTGTATTTGAAGACGAAGAAACACAGCGTATGGTAGAAGCCGCATTTGAATATCATGGTCTATTAAAAGACACACTAAATCGTATGAGCGGTCCTAAAGGTTATCGCAAGTGCGCTGAACAATTTGTTCATACTAGCACTAGTTATATTCCAGAAGTTGATGTTGACTCTCTAAGAGAACGATTTGTTAAACGCAGTTACAATGAACGCATGGATGATGCGTTACCTTTAGTATACAAGGCTTATAGTATGAAGAAAACAAATAAATTTGCAGAGGCATTTGAAGGATGGGCATCAAATCTAAGTGAAGGTACTTGGGCATATCCAGAAACAGAAGATCAAATAGTTGATTTAGAAAAACTTTTAGCAGAACCACTACCTGTTGGTGTTGACGCAGAAAACGCTACAGGTGCACTATACAATATTATTGGCAATGACGAACTTTATGATCAATTATTAGATTTGAGTAATGTTGACCCAGACGCAGACGCTAGAGAAACAATCATGGCTTGGATACAGGCCAATCTTCCAGATGTATACGATCAACTTGATCATAGTGACATGGATGATGCAGTAGCAGAAAGCCACACAGGCGACACACCAATTGAAAATATGAGTAGAAGTGAACTTTTGGACTACTTAAACTTAGATTCTCTAAAGGCACAAAGTTACTCAAATTCAGAATTACGTGACATGGCAGAAGAAAAAGCGGCAGACCTTGCAGAAAGTTCTTATGGCAGTTATGGTAATGTATACGAAGAAGATGATCAAGACGACTTATTAGCAAATATTGAATCTATACAATCAGCGATCGTGCGTAGAATCTTAAACAATATTGAACAACATACAGAATTACTTAGAAAAGCAGGCCCAGAAGGTGTTATGAATGCTTCACTTGATGTAGCAAGTTTCCATGCACCTGTAGATGAACTAGGCTCAAGCGACATTAGCAACATGGTCCGTGAAGTGTACCGTGAAGTTGGTGTTGACTACCCTGAATTAGATGAAGATTATGGCTATAGAGCACCTGCCGACAGTTCTAGCCCTTTAACACATGCACAACAGGCCTATTGCGATGCCTGTGATCGTCCAGCGGATCAGTGTGTGTGTGATCATGAGGAAGTAGAGGAAGGAAGAATGAAAGAAATGGATATTGATCTTAGCGAACTGACAGACGAAGAATTTACGGCAAAATATGGCAAGACCAAAGAAGAAATAATACAAGCACTGTCAGAAGGTCTAACAGGGTTACAAAAATTAGGTGCTGGTGCTGCATTAGTTGGTGCGCTAGCAGGTAACGCATATTTAGATAAACAAAGTACAGCAAATAGTCCTCAATTACAAAAACTAGAGCAACTATATCAACAAGCATTGTCTAAACACGACACAGTAAAAGCAAATGAATTAGAAGATCGAATTGAAAATCTCAAGGCACGTTTAGAATTAGGCAAAGGCGAAGTAATGGACAAATTTGGCAATCCGGTAGAACCAAAATACGAAAGCGTACAAGATATTAAACGATTAGCAGGCTTATAATTCCCCGGGATGGGAAGAGCGAGGACACTTAGGTGTCCTTTCTTTTTGGTTAAAATTTTGACAAAACACATCTTGCGAGATAAATAATATTAACGTATAGTATATAGATGCTAGACGTTTTAGGCATATTTTAAGACCATCTTATAGGAGAAATACATTATGGCAACATCATTAGCAGAAATTCGCGCAAAATTACAAGCACAAGAGAACCGCGGTCAAGGCGGACAATCACAAGGCGGTGGAGACAACGCTATCTACGCTCACTGGAATATTCCAGAAGGCACATCAGCAAGAGTTAGATTTTTACCAGACGGCAACACAAAGAATGATTTCTTTTGGGCTGAACGTTTAATGATCAACTTAACCTTTGCGGGTGTTAAAGGTCAACCAGATAGTAAACCAGTAACTGTACAAGTTCCATGTGTGGAAATGTATGGTGAAGCATGTCCTGTACTTGCTGAGGTGCGTACTTGGTTTAAAGATCCAGCATTAGAAGAAATGGGTCGTAAGTATTGGAAGAAAAAATCATACTTGTTCCAGGGTTTTGTACGTGAAAATGCTTTAGCAGATGACCAAACACCATCAAACCCAATTCGTCGTTTCATTATTAGTCCACAGATCTTTAACTTGATCAAAGCGGCTCTAATGGATCCAGAACTAGAGAACTTACCAACAGACTATCAAGGCGGTCTAGACTTTACTATTACTAAAACAAGTAAAGGCGGCTATGCTGACTACAGCACTAGCAAATGGTCACGTAAAGAATCTGCACTAACAGCAGATGAGCAAGCGGCTATTGACAGTCATGGTTTGTACAATCTTAGCGAATTCCTTCCTAAGAAACCAAGCGATGTTGAACTAAAAGTCATTAAAGAAATGTTTGAAGCATCAGTGGATGGTCAAGCATATGACACAGAACGTTGGGGTGCATACTATCGTCCACGTGGCGTTAACGCACCAGCAGGCAGTGCTGTTCCTCAAGCAACACCAGTAGCACAAGCGGCTCCTGCAACAACACCAACACCTGTAGCAGAAGATGACGTACCGTTTGAAGCAGATGCTCCAGTAGCAGAAGCACCAACAGCACCTACTGCGCCAGTTGCTACACCAGCAGCAGGTAGTCAACGTGCTGAAGACATCCTTGCGATGATTCGTAACCGTCAAAAGACATCCTAGTTCTTACTACTATAAAAAGGGGGAGTCATTCCCCCTTCAAAACTATGACTTTAACATATAAACAATTTCTTGGTACTGATTATTCTAATGGTTTGCAGGATAAAATAAATTTATCGAACAATGAATTATATCTCGGTGATCATTTAGGCGGATTTGACCAACAATTAAATAATGAATTCCTTGATAAACTTTTAAACAATCAAGATACTCGGACTATTTACTCAGAATATATTATTGATAGTAGATTACATGAAAAATATCCTAATTTAAAGTTTGATTTAAATTCTTTTTTAGACGGTAATTTTATTAACGATTTTAGAGAGTTTACTCCTATAGAGGTCACTTTATGTAGAGGAACTGAAAATACATTTAGTAATTTTATTTGTTCATTTAACGGAGGTCCTCATGTAAGCAGAGTATTATTAGTATCAATTCTTAGTAAATTTGGTTTTTTTGATGAAGGATATTGTTCGAAAAATTTCACGTTTGAAAAACAAGATCTAGTAGATTTATTAGGTTCCAGAAGATTTCAATCTATTTTCTTTGATCCAGAAATAAGTAACAAGGTGATGAGTTTTCAGTATACTAGATTTCAACACAGCCTTAATCATTATGTGTTAACTCCCAAGATACTAAAAAGTTTTTTGCATATTGTAAGCGAAACTATGGCTACATCGTACTACCCATTTATTACGGAAAAATTTTTATATAGTGTAGTAAATCACGGATTATTTTTAGCGTATGCGCAACCAGGATGGCACGATTTTCTTGAAAAGTATTTGGGATTTAGAAAATATGACAAAATTTTTGACTATAGTTTTGATAGCATACAAGATCCTATAGATAGATTAATTACGTTAATAACAATGGTATCAAAATTTTCTAAGTTATCCAGTTATGAATGGAATTATCTATATTATTTAGAACGAGAAACTTTAGCACATAACTATAATCATTACATGACTGGAAAATATATACAAGCATTAAGAGATAGTAAACAATTTTAAGGAGTAAAATCATGGCAAAACCATTTGACGTAAGTAAATTTAGAAAAAACATCACAAAGAGCATTGACGGTTTAGGAATTGGTTTCAACGATCCAACAGATTGGGTCAGCACCGGTAACTATACACTTAACTATCTTATCAGCGGCGACTTTAACAAGGGCATTCCCCTAGGCAAAGTAACAGTATTTGCTGGTGAAAGTGGCGCAGGCAAAAGTTATATTTGTTCAGGTAACTTAATTAAGAACGCACAAGAGCAAAACATTTATGTTATCCTGGTTGACACAGAAAATGCCCTTGATGAAGATTGGTTAAAAGCCTTAGGGGTTGATACTAGCGAAAACAAATTACTTAAACTAAATGTAGCAATGATTGATGACGTAGCAAAAATTATCAACGACTTTGTTAAAGAATACAAAACACTACCAGTAGAAGAACGCCCAAAAGTACTATTTGTTTTAGATAGTTTGGGCATGATGTTAACACCAACAGACGTTAATCAGTTTGAAGCAGGTGATTTAAAGGGCGATATGGGTCGTAAACCCAAAGCACTGACAGCACTTGTTCGTAATTGTGTAAATATGTTTGGTAATCTAAATATTGGGCTAGTAGCAACTAATCACACCTACGCTAGTCAGGATATGTTTGATCCAGATGACAAGATTTCAGGTGGTCAAGGCTTTATCTATGCTTCGAGTATTGTAGTTGCTATGAAGAAACTCAAACTTAAAGAAGATGAAGATGGCAACAAGATTTCAGAAGTGCGTGGTATTCGTGCCAGTTGTAAGATTATGAAAACCAGATATGCCAAACCATTTGAAAGTGTACAGGTAAAGATCCCATATGATACAGGTATGAATCCATACAGCGGCTTAACTGATATGTTAGAAGCCAAAGGCCTGTTAGTTAAAGATGGTAATCGACTAATGTACAAAACAGCAGACGGAGTAGAAATCAAACAGTTCCGTAAAGCATGGGAATCAAATGAAGAAAATTGTTTAGATACAGTTATGCGAGAAATAAGTAGTAATGCTAAACTGTTAAATTCAGTCGAATCAGTTGAAGAGGAAGGTATTGAAGAATAATGAATACATTATCTATAGATTTCAACTGTGGCGAATATAACGGATGGCCTAAGGCCAGAATTCTACTAGATAATGACATATATCACGACTATTATTTCAGTAAACAAGAGGAGACTGTATCGATTCCTCTTGATTTATTAGAAGGAGAACATACGTTATCAATTGAGTTTTATGGAAAAACAAATAAAAATGTATTGTTTTCAAAATCTGAAAATAAAGTATTACAAGAACAATTTTTAGAAATTAAAAATATTTACATTGATAATATAGAGATTCCTGAATTTATAAAATATTCAGGAGTATATTCATTTAACGGAGAAGAATATAAATCAGCCATGTGGTTTGGAGTTAATGGAACATGGTCAATAAAATTTTATACCCCTATAATTGATTGGATACTACACGAAAAAATTTTATTAGAAGAAAAATACAATCCGCCAAATATGCTATATTATGATAAAGTGAATATAGAAAAAGAAAAATTAAAACAGATTAAAGAAATCTTGGATAAATTGTAAAATGTACAAAAAAGTAATGATTGTATCTTCTGCTCCTATTACCATTGAAAGGCCAACTTCGCCGATGGCTTTATTAGCCGGTATATGCGAAGAAAAAAATGTGGCTTATGAAGTATTTGACTTAAACATTTTTTTATATTATCATTTTAGTTATAGTGAATATATTAGAATTACTGACTCAATGAATGCGTATGATGATATAGACTTTTATCCTGACGAAGAAGTAAAGCAAAAGATTGATCATGCAATCTCTTTGGCAATAGACGACATTCTTAAAATAAATTTTGATTTAATGGCATTAACCATGTTTAGTACTATGCAATTTGCTTGGACAAAAAAATTCTTAAAAGAATTTAGAAAACGTAGTAAAACTAAAATAATTGCTGGTGGTCCCGGAATAAGTGTAAAATACAAAAAAGATGATTCTACAGGAAAAATACTAGCATCTGATGATCTAATAGATTACTATGTAAGAGGTGAGGGTGATTTTGTTTTTGGAAATTTCTTAGATGGAAAGATTGATTTTGGAGTAAATGATAAAACTCAACTGACAGATTATTGGGTACCTCAAATCGATGACTTATCTCAGGTGCCGTTGCCTAGTTATAAAAAAATTCCGTTAGGCAAATACAAAAGTCATATGTCTGGTATTTCTGAAAACAGTATTGAATTGTTGATTAACGGCAGTAGAGGATGTGTACGTAGATGTTCATTTTGTGATGTTGGTGTTATTTGGAAAAAATATAGATATCGCCCAGCGCAGTCGATTTTAAATGAAATGATTAAAAATTATATCGATGTTGGCTGCATTAATTACGCATTTTCGGACAGTTTGATTAACGGTTCAATAAAACAATTTACTGAATTATTAGAAAAAATAATTGACTTACAAGATACATATCCTGATTTTAAAAAATTAAAATTTCAAGGACAGTTTATTATTAGGCCTAAGCAATTTCATCCAGAACGAATGTTTGAATTAATGCAAAAAGCAGGCTGTGATCATCTTCAGATAGGAATAGAATCTGGTAGCGAAAAAGTAAGAGAGCATATGGGGAAGAAATTTTCAAATGAGGACATTGATTATCATTTTGAAATGTGTTCTAAATATAAAATTAAAAATCATTTATTAATGTTTACAGCGTATGTAACCGAAACAGAGCAAGATCATCAGGAAACAATAAATTTTTTTATTAAAAATCAAAAATATTTAATAGATAATACAATAATTGGTACAAATTTAAATTCCCCGCTGGTAGTAATCAAGGACACACCTTTATATAATATGCAGGATGAATTAGGGTTACATCTTAAAGAAGATATTGCATTAAATGTTGATTGGGTAGTATCAACTAATCCTGGACTAACTAATAAAGTAAAATGGAGAAGATTCATTGAATTAATCGAATTAACAACTAAGTTAAAATATAAAAGGTCAGAAATGGATCTTTTGTATATTGAGCACAATTTACTTGAAATACTTAAATTAAAAAAGGAAAAGGGATCAGCAGAATGAGTATAGAAATTGATGTAGTCAGTGAAGTTTGGTTAACTTGTAAAGAGTATATTAACCCTAAAGATCGTCAAGCAGCGGCTGATCATCTGGTCAGTGTTGTTGCAGATCACAACATCTTAGAGCGAGACCTAATTGCTGTTGGTGGAACTGACAGTTATTTAAAACGTGCTGTTGAAGAGTACTTAGGTGAAGAAGTTGAAGAGCCTGATTACGATGAAGATGAGGATGACAACTACTAATGTGGTATAGCCGCGTTGTTGCAAGCCTAGGTCATATTCCTGACTTCATAGAACACTATGAGAATGAACTTGCACAGGCTAAAAAAGAAGTAGGTACTTATGGTAATATTGAAAAGAATCTAGCCAATTTACCTGGCATAACAGAGCACCGCTTTAATCAATTACAAGAGATTGAAGCAGTGCTTAATTATCTCAACATACAACTAAGAAAAATACGTCAAAAGCATTATAAGAAATATCTTGAAGCATACAATCGAGCACTAACTAGTCGTGATGCTGAAAAATACGCAGAAGCAGAAGATGAAGTTATTGATATGGAAACTATCATTAACGAAGTGGCCTTACTGCGTAATAAATGGTTAGGCATTATGAAAGGATTAGAAAGCAAGAACTTTATGCTAGGGCATATTACCCGCCTGCGTACAGCAGGTATGGAGGACGCATCAGTTGGATAGACGTAGCCTAAGCATTCTTAACTTAATTCAGCAATACGATACTTTTTTAGAAAGTTTAAAAATTATTGCAGATATGGGTTGTGGTACTGGTGAAGATACGGATTGGTGGGCAACGTTGATGAACAACGAAGACCCGCCACAGCCATATAACTTTTCTGTTTATGCAGTTGACCGTGATGCTAGTAAACTAAACCATGTGCCAACTCGAAAAAACATATTTAAGTTTAATAACAACTATGATGCTGTGGACTTATTTCCTGTACCGGTAGACTTTATTTGGGCACACGATAGTCTACAGTATAGCGCAAATCCTCTGCATACTTTACGTATGTGGAACAGTTACATGAACACCAATGGTATGTTAGTTTTAACAGTGCCGCAACATACTGGTATAGAATACTTTAAACAATACAGTCGCGGATATAATAACTGTATCTATCATTACAATCCGCTAATGCTGTTATACATGTTAGCAGTCAATGGATTTGATTGCCGTGATGCTTACCTACTAAAACAATTCAATGATCCTTGGATTCAAATAGCCACTTACAAAAGTGACATACAGCCAATGGATCCAAGTACCACTAGTTGGTTTGATCTGGCTGAACTAAATCTACTACATCCTAGTATTGTTGACAGTTTAAATTCTAATGGATACGTAAAACAAGAAGAAATTTGTATGCCGTGGTTAAACAAAGAACTGTATTTTGTTGATTATTTGAGTCAGCGTATGGAGACTCCGCCTGCAACTGAATCTACAGGTGTATCCCCAGACGAAGTAATACATTCTGATCAGCATACTATAGAACAGCCCAACACCACAGAAGTTGCTACTCCAACATTTAAACCAATGCCTATTAGAAGTAAACCCCCAACTAGAAAGAGTTATCGCCGTGATTAATAGAGTTGTGTTGGTAACAGGTGGATTTGATCCCCTGCACAGTGGGCACATTGCCTACTTTAATGAAGCCAAACGTTTAGGCGATATGTTGGTTGTAGGTGTAAACAGCGACAGTTGGTTAGAACGTAAAAAAGGTCGTGCGTTCATGCCCAGCAATGAACGTATTACTATTATTCAAAATCTTAAAATGGTTGACCATTGCATATTGTTTAACGATAATGACGGTAGCGCACGTGAGGCAATACGTAATGTTAAGGCTATGTACCCTAACAGTCAAATTATCTTTGCTAACGGCGGTGATCGCACTAAAGAAAACATTCCAGAAATGACTGAGCAGGATGTTGAGTTTGTGTTTGGCGTTGGCGGTGAGAATAAGATAAATTCAAGTAGTTGGATACTAGAAGAATGGAAAGCACCTAAGACAGAACGTCCTTGGGGTTACTATCGTGTGCTACATGATGTACAGGGCACCAAAGTAAAAGAACTTACAATCAATCCTGGGCAGACACTTACAATGCAAAAACATTATGAACGTGCTGAATATTGGCATGTCAGTGAAGGTGCCTGTGTAGTAGAGTTTGACAACGGTTACAAAAAATTAAACAAGCACGACAACTATCATATATTGTCAGAACTATGGCATAGACTACACAACCCCTACGATAAACCTTGCCGCATAGTAGAAATACAGTATGGCGACTATTGTGGTGAGGATGATATAGAACGCAGATAAATACATTATCATGCGCGATATACTTAATAAACTAGACCAATTAAACGAAACTCCTGAAGCAGTTCGTTCTGAAATCGAAACTAAAATTGAAAAGATTCCTGACGAAAGTGATCTTAAGGATATCCTTAAATTTACCAATCGTTACGGTATTAAGAAAGATGTTTTTAGTTTTGCTGATGCTCGCAAGTACAAAGACATCGTAAGTAATACTTTTCTCCGTGCTTTAGCCGAAGCAGAAATTCCTGAAGAAGAAGTACGCAAGTTTTTAGACAAACTTAGTAAAGATGGTATCCTGGACGAAAAATTATTGTTAACACCAGGTGCTATACATAGTTTTGACAGCATAGTAGACAGTGATTACAGATTTGTATTTGACAAAATTAAAGGTACATTGTACAAAGATATTTCTGGTAAAATTGGTGAATTAGGTGACGTGGGCAAGGGTGAATATCTATTGGACATTATGAGTCCTAGTGTTAACCGTCGAGGCGCACCAGGCGATTTGGATATCACAGGTACTAAGGTTGAACTTAAGGCAGGCGAAAATGGTAGATTAGGCCCTGCAGGTAGTATGAGTTTAGCAGGACGTTTTCAACGTGAATTTGTACCAATATTACATGAACTAATGCCAGATAAAGCAGGTGAACAACTAAATCCCTTAGACTTTAATCCTAAATTAGACATGAGTTCTTTTAGCAATTACTTTGACAGTGGGGACAAGGTAAAAAAAGCCTTGACAGCCATGTTAAAAATGCACTACCCGGACTATCCTGTAGAACAAATTACAAGTAAGGTAGTGGACAGTGCAGGTAACATTAACGGCCAAGAACTTAAGAAAGAAATGCTTAAGGCTAGTTTTACTGAATACAAAAAACAAAAAGAGTTTGACGGCATTATCATTATGGATGGCGCCGTAACTAAATTTCTGTATATTGGCACACCAGAAGATATGGCTAACAGTGCTGGGTTAGTGACTGTAAGTTTTCCAAGTTGGACTGATACACAAAGTAATGCTATGAAAGTTACTTTAGCCAAAGGACGTGCTAGCACAGCAAAAACTAAAGCAGACGCAGTAGCGTCAGCACAGCGCCAAGTTGATTTAGATCAAAAAATACAAGACATAGCACAGCGCACACCAGTGTCAGATATTCGCCCAACCAGAGATCAAGAACCTCGCGCCAAACGATAGTAAATACTCAAATATAGGATTTCAATTATGTCGGTTCTCAAAATAGTAATTAATGTAAGCAAAGGTAGTTTGTTAACTGGAAATGCGTGGGCTGATGTTTTATTAGGTGGAATACGTGTTGTAGATAAGTTTCCAATCATAGAACCTTTTAACTTTGACCCTAATTTAGTCAAACCAACCCAAATCGAAATAATTCAAGAATATGACGACATGTCTGTGCTGACATTAACAGTCATTAATAATCCAGAAAGCATTGGACCTATACAAACATACAGTGTAGAATTTTTCTTAAATGATCAATCGATTGGTTTAAATTGGCAAACAGCAATTAAAAGTAAGCCACTTAGATTTGGTGGACAGCCAGATGTTATCATTACGAATCCTCATGTAGATGACCCTAAATTTAAGGGGTGGTGTTCAGTTCCAAATATAAGTCCAGGTATGAGCATTACTTGGGGTTTGCAGGACTTGGTTGTAGTTCAATAAACGTTGATGATAACTAGAATAATTCTTATTGGTCCAAGTAGGATTAATGAAGCAGCTATTACTTTATCATTTGACGATAGAATACGTCCAACACCAACTACAACCTACATTATAAGTCCATATCCTCAACACAAGTTAGACAGTGTTTTTAACGAATTTAACTTAGATTCTTCAAAGTATACTTTAATAGATGATTTATATTTTGAAGAATTTTATGATTTAAGTAGATACAAACATAATCATTGGTACTATCAGCAGGCACTTAAATTTTGTGCTATAGATCATTTTGCCAGTGATTATTTTTTAATACAAGATTGTGATCAAGTACCTCTTAAACCTTTTGATTTTTTTGTAGACGGTAAACTAAACTTTAAAGCAGAAGTTTTGTGGAATCCATATCAAGAACTATATGCAGAGATGGTAGAGCGACTCACTGGGTTAAAGCGAGTATTAAACTATAGTCTAGTAAACGAGTTGATGCCCTACAGCAAACAAGATTGGAATGATTTAAAAGAACTTATTGAACAGCGTAATAACTGTAGTTGGTTAGATAGTTTCCCTAACATAAGAGAATTAGGAGAACCTAAATGGCTAAGCGAATTTGAGTTACTTGGTATTTACAAAACCAATCAACCCGAGGGGTGGACGTACTATCCAGCAACCCCGCAAGCCGCTATTAACACTTGGGATGACTTTTACTCTATAGATTGGAGTAAGCAGGATACAGTAAAATTCTTAACTCAACCTTTGAAATATCTAACTTTAGCAGATGCAATAAAGGTAAGAGATTACTTAAAAACCATTGACTTTGTTTAAAAATTAGTGTAAACTAATTGCTAGTCTTCTTAAAGGAATAGTAATGAAAGCACAAACTTCAGTTGAAAAAGTCGACATTGACAAATGTTTAGAAGCGTTTGGCGGTAATCGATTTTATTTGATCTTAGGCGCCGCGGCCAGAGCACGAGAATTAGCCAACCAACGCATTTTTCATGATCGCAATGGTATTAAAATGAAGTATGAAAATAAACCAGTTGTAGAAGCATTGTGTGATATTGCTTCTGGTAAAGTTGGTAAAGAATATCTAAATAAAATTAAGTAAGGGGAACAGCATGGCGTTAGCAAAAACAGCAGTGAAAATTAAGAAACCGGTAAAAATTATTGCGGCTACAATTTTAGATAAAGAACAGCGTAATATATATTTAAAATCTATGATAGATGCAGAGTTAGCATTTATGTCTAGTAAGAATCGTAAATTTAGCGATCCTGCTACTAGTCAAAAATCTCGCGACATTCCCAAGGACTAACTATGGCAGATTACAAAGTAAAAGACATAGGCCTTGCTGAGTGGGGTCGTAAAGAAGTAGCAATCGCAGAAACAGAAATGCCTGGCCTAATGTCAGTTAGAGAAGAATATGCCAAGGATCAACCACTAGCAGGTGCTCGTATTGCAGGTAGTCTACACATGACTATTCAAACAGCAGTATTAATCGACACACTAATTGCCTTGGGTGCAAGTGTACGCTGGTCAAGTTGTAACATTTTCTCAACACAGGATCATGCGGCCGCATACTTGGCTGCTAAAGGAGTGCCTGTGTTTGCTTGGAAAGGTGAAACTGAAGAAGAATACTGGTGGTGTATTGAAAAGACTCTACACGGCCCAGATGACTGGCGTCCTAACATGATTTTAGATGATGGCCATGATCTAACATGGTACATACACAAGCATCATCCTGGTCTATTAGAGGGCATCATTGGTGTTACAGAAGAAACAACCACAGGTATACACAAGATCCGCGATGCTATTGCCGCAGGCGAGTTTAAAATGCGTGCTATCAACGTTAATGACAGTGTAACTAAAACTAAGTTTGATAACTTATATGGTTGTCGTGAAAGTCTAGTTGACGGTATCAAACGTGCTACTGACAGTATGATTGCTGGTAAAGTTGCTGTGGTAGCAGGTTATGGTGATGTAGGCAAAGGTTCAGCCGCAAGTCTACGTGGCCTAGGTGCACGTGTTTGGATTACAGAAATTGATCCTATCTGTGCCCTACAGGCTGCTATGGAAGGTTACTATGTAACTACCATGGACTTTGCCGCAGAACATGCTAACATCTTTGTAACTGCTACAGGTAATATCAATGTTATTACACACGAGCATATGGCTAAGATGAAACATAATAGCATTGTCTGTAACATTGGACACTTTGACAGTGAGATCGATGTTGCCAGTTTAGAACAATACGAGTGGGAAGAAATCAAACCACAAGTGGATCACGTGATATTCCCAGACGGCAAGCGTATTATCTTACTAGCCAAAGGACGCTTAGTAAACTTAGGTTGTGCTACAGGACATCCTAGTTATGTTATGAGTAACAGTTTTACTAACCAAGTGTTAGCACAGATTGAAATGTATAACAACTGGGAAAACTACAACGTTGGTCATTTGTACTTATTACCTAAACATCTAGATGAAAAGGTTGCAAAACTGCACTTAACACAAATTGGTGCACACCTAACTGAACTTACTCCTGCACAAGCAGAGTATATCAACGTTCCAATCCAAGGTCCTTACAAGACTGATACCTATCGTTACTAAAAAGTGTGGCAGAGATGCCACACTTTATTAGAAATTCGCTCAAAAAGCCACAGAGTATTGATTTTTATCAATAAATAAATTACACTTAATAGTATAACACTATTTGGTGTTAATCCAATTTTTAGGAGAACTAAAGTAATGAAGAAGTTTTTATTAGCAACTTTAATGGCAGGTTTGTTTGCTTCAACAGCAAACGCTGGCATTGTTATTCCGGCAGGTGAATGGACATTAGACATTAACGGTAACGTTAATGCTTATGCTTCTGTAACAAATGCAAAAGATAACAACAACATTGTTGGCGGCATCGCTACTAAGCAAGATGCTCAAGGCAATAGTCACGCACGTGGCATCAATACTGGTTTGTTACCATCATGGTTAGGTTTTACTGGTAAATCACGTCAAAATGATTTAGACATAGAATTTACAATCAGTTTCCAACCTAATGTTAGCGATAACTCAAGAGCAGGTGATGAACTGGCTCCATTGAATCGTCAAGCATACGTAAGTTTTGGTGATCGTAGTTGGGGTAGTGTAAAACTAGGTAAAGACTTAGGTGTATTTGGTAGTGATGCTATCTTGAACGACATGACATTGTTAGGCGTTGGTGCAGGCGCTGGTATTAGTGGTGCTACAACAACCTTAGGTGGTATTGGTAGTGGCTACATCTATCCAGCATGGAAAGGTCAAATTGCCTACACAACACCTAACTGGAACGGCCTAAGTGCAACAGTGGCTATTACTAATCCTAACCAAACAAGTAATAATGATTTATATCAAGACAACTTTGGTTACGAAGGTAAAGTTAACTATGACTACAACGTAGCAGGTGTTACAGGTAAACTATGGACTAGTGCTGCTAACTACAAAGTTAACTCAGAAACAGCAGGTACATACACAGCCTACGCTTGGGACATCGGTGGCACAACCAATGTTGGTCCATTGGGTGCTACAGCATACTACTACAACGGTAAAGGTGCTGGTACAACCTTATTTGGTGCTAACGGTGTAGATGCTAACGGTAGTCGTCGTGAAAGCGATGGTTTCTACCTACAAGGTACATACGTATTGCCTACCAAGACTAAACTTGGTGTAGCATATGGTCGTAGTAACCTAGACCGTGCTAACGGTGGTGATGTCTCTAACCTAGTTGACTT